ATACGTGGTGTTGATGGTGAGATGATTGATAATGGTGCTATTGACTATTGGGAGGCAGAGGTAGAGTCATTAAAGAACGACCCTGACGCATTGAATGAGTTCTATCGTCAGTTCCCTCGTACAGAGTCACACGCATTTAGGGACGAGAGCAAGCAGTCACTATTTAATCTAACCAAGTTATATCAGCAGATAGACTACAATGACTCATTAATAACTGAGCATCACCTTACTAGGGGGAGTTTTCATTGGAAGAATGGAATCATTGACTCCAAGGTTGTATGGGCTCCTGATAAGAGGGGTAGGTTCCTAGTTAGTTGGTTACCAAAGAAGGGTTTGCAGAATAATGTATTTGATAAGAGAGGTATCAAATACCCGGGTAATGACCATCTAGGCTCCTTCGGTTGTGACTCCTATGATATATCAGGTACAGTAGGTGGCGGTGGTTCCAATGGAGCGCTTCACGGTATGACAAAGTTTAATATGGATGACGCTCCTATTAATGAGTTCTTTCTAGAGTATGTTGCTAGACCACAGACCGCAGAGATATTCTTCGAGGAGGTTCTTATGGCCTGTATTTTTTATGGTATGCCTATACTTGTAGAGAACAACAAGCCAAGGCTACTATATCATTTTAAGAATAGGGGGTACAGAGGTTTTAGTATAAACAGACCTGACAAACATTATAACAGGCTCTCTAAGACAGAGAGAGAGTTGGGTGGGATACCTAACTCAAGTGAGGATATCAAACAGGCTCACGCCTCAGCTATTGAATCTTATATAGAGAAGTATGTGGGCTTAGATATAGAGGGTACCTATAGGGATTCAGAAGAGATGGGCTTTATGCCATTCGCTAGAACCCTTGAGGATTGGGCAAAGTTTGATATTAGTAACAGAACAAAGTATGATGCCACTATTAGTTCAGGTTTGGCTATTATGGCAAATCAAAAGCAGGCGTATCTACCTGAGAAAAAAGAGTCGAAAATAAGTATTAACTTTGCAAGGTATACCAATAACGGTACAAGAAGCGAAATAATTAGAAGATGAAGGACGTAAAAGTAAACATTTCATCTACAGGATTTCCAAGTCAATTTGTTTCTGACGCTGAGAAAGCAACAGAAGAGTTCGGATTACAGATTGGACAGGCCATTCAGTATGAGTGGTTTAGAAAGGATGGACAATCGTGTAGATACTATAGCCAATGGAGAGACTTTAATAGGTTAAGATTATATGCAAGAGGCGAGCAGTCTATTGCTAAATACAAAACCGAGTTGGCGGTAGATGGAGACTTGTCTTACTTGAATCTTGATTGGACACCTGTCCCTATTATACCTAAGTTTGTTGATATCGTTGTCAACGGTATGAGTGATAGACTGTTTAAGGTAGACACCTATGCTCAGGACGCAATGTCTCAGGCTAAGCGTAGCAAGTATCAGGATATGATAGAGGGACAGATGGTGTCTAAAGAGGTGCTATCTATAATCCAAGAGAAGTCGGGTGTAGACCCATTCGCTATGGACCCTGCAAATCTTCCTGAATCAGATGAGGAGCTTCAGTTGTATATGAACCTAAACTACAAGCCTGCTATTGAGATAGCAGAGGAGGAGGCTATCAATACTATCTTTGATGAGAATCATTATCAGGATATTAGAAAGAGACTAGACTATGACCAAATGGTTCTAGGAATATCTTGTGCTAAGCACGAGTTCTTACCGGGAGCAGGAGTTCAGCTATCATATGTAGACCCTGCCAATATTGTATACAGCTATACAGAGGACCCACAGTTTAAGGACTGCTTCTATTGGGGAGAGATAAAGACAATACCAATCACTGAGCTTATAAAGATAGACCCATCATTAACTAGAGAGGACCTAGAGGAGATAAGCAAATATAGTCAGAGTTGGTATGACTACTATAATACAGCTCAGTATTATGAGAACGATATATTCTATAGAGATACCTGTACCGTTATGTACTTCAATTATAAGACCACTAAGAAGGTGGTATATAAGAAGAAGATACTTGAGGGTGGTGGTTCTAAGGTAATAGAGAAGGATGACCAATTCAACCCACCTGCAGATATGATGGAGGAGGGTAGATTTGAAAAGATTGAGAAGACTATTGATGTTTGGTATGATGGCGTTATGGTTATGGGTACTAATATTATTCTTAAGTGGGAGATGGCTAGGAATATGGTACGTCCAAAGTCTGCAAGTCAGCACGCACTACCAAACTATGTAGCATCTGCACCTAGAATGTATAAGGGTGTCATTGAGTCATTGGTTAGAAGGATGATTCCTTTTGCTGATTTGATTCAGATGACACACCTAAAGCTTCAGCAGGTAATATCTAGGGTAGTACCTGATGGTGTGTATATAGATGCCGATGGATTAAACGAGGTAGACTTAGGTACAGGCTCAGCATATAATCCTGAGGACGCATTGAGGTTATACTTTCAGACGGGTAGTGTTATTGGTAGAAGCTACACTCAAGATGGTGAGTACAATCAGGGCAAGGTTCCAATCAAGGAGCTTCAGTCTTCATCAGGTGCTAGCAAGTCACAGATGTTGATATACAACTACAATCACTATATGGATATGATTCGTTCTGTCACAGGACTGAATGAGGCTAGGGATGGCTCTACACCAAACTCAGATGCTTTGGTAGGTATACAGAAGCTTGCTGCGTTGAGCTCTAACACAGCAACTAGACATATACTTGACAGTAGTCTTTATATATATAGAACATTAGCAGAGGCTTTAACATATAGGGTTGCTGATATACTAGAGTATTCAGACTTTAAGGATGACTTTATAAATAAGATAGGTAAGTATAACGTAAGTATCCTTGGAGATATATCTGACCTATACATATATGACTTTGGAATCTTTATCGAGGTTAGCCCTGATGAGGAGGAGAAGGCACAGTTAGAGCAGAACATTCAGATGGCATTGTCACAGAAGGACATTAGCCTTGAGGATGCTATTGATATCCGTGAGATTAGAAACCTTAAGATGGCTAATCAGTTGTTAAAGCTTAAGCGTAAACAGAAGCAGGAGCGTGAGCAGCAGCAACAGATGCAGATGCAGGCGATGCAATCACAGCAGCAGATGCAGTCTCAAGAGCTTGCAGCTCAGACAGCTATGCAGAAGATACAGGCAGAGACACAGAGTAAGATGCAGATTAAGCAGGCAGAGATTGCCTTTGAGATTGAGAAGCTCAAGAACGAGGCAGAACTTAAGAAGCAGCTTATGCAGACTGAGTTTGATTTCAATATGCAACTCAGAGATATGAGTGAGAATGCATTACAGAATAGAGAGAATAAGAGAGAGACTGCTAAGTCAGACCGTATCAGTCAGCAGAACAGTGAGCAGTCGAAGCTTATCAACCAAAGAAAGAACAACCTACCCCCACAGACCTTTGAGTCTAATGAGGATAGCCTTGATGGATTTGATATGGCTGAGTTTGAACCTCGCTAAAAACGTTAAAAAAAATAACTAACTTTGTAAAAATATAATCTAATGGAAATTAAAGTAAAGGCAGTAGAGTCTCCGGATTCTAAATCTGTACAAGAGGTAGAAAAAGAATTGTTAGACAAGCACGAAGAATCATTACAGAATGAAGAGGGTCAAGCTAACGATACGGGAGTGGAAGGAAGCACTGAGGGTGCCACCGCCACATCGGAACAACAAGAAGTACAGCCGCAAGGCGAAGCACAAGAGTCCTCAGAGTTAAATGAGGAAGACGTTCTTTCATATATTGGTAAAAGATATGGCAAGGATATAAACTCATTCGATGAGCTTATGTCTGAGCGAGAGTCTTCAGAGGAATTACCTGAAGATGTAGCTGCCTATCTTAAATATAAAAAAGAGACAGGACGTGGATTCAATGACTTCCAAAGATTACAGGAAGACTTTGATGATATGGACCCTGACTATTTGCTATCTCAATATTATAAGGCTACGGAGACGGGGCTTGATGATGATGACATAGATATTATGCTAAGCGAGTTTGATTACGATGAGGACTTGGATGACGAGGCTGACGTAAAGAAAATAAAGCTAGCAAAGAAAAAGACTATTGCAAAGGCCAAAGGGTACTTTGAGGATATGAAGGAACAATACAAGCTTCCACTTGAGTCAAGTGGTGGTGAGAGTTCGGGAGTAGACTCCGAGGAGGTGGAGGCGTATAAGCGATATACAGAGTCTGCTAAGACCCAAAAGGAGCTAGGCGAGCGTAGACGAAATTGGTTTACTGAAAAAACCAACGAGGTATTCGGAGGGGAGTTCAAAGGTTTTGAATTCTCTATTGATGATAAGGCCGTACTATACTCACCGCAATCTGCCGATGAGCTAAAGACTAAACAGTCTGACGTTATGAACTTCTTAAATAGGTTTATGAACGATGACGGTTTAATAGCTGACGCAGAGGGCTACCATAAGGCGATAGCAGTAGCATCAAACCCTGAGAAGTTTGCTCAGTTCTTTTATGAACAAGGCAAGGCTTCAGCAACTGAGGATGTAACCCGTAAGATGAAAAACATTGATATGTCGACACGGAATGCACCTGAGGTTTCTACAAAGGGCGGGATGCAAATTCGAGCTATAAACCCTGACTCGGGGAAGGGCTTGAAAATTAGAAGTATTAAAAATAAATAAAAAACAAAAAACAAAATGGCAGTAGATGCAACACCGGGATTTGACTTGCAGCCATCTGCAACGCAGATTCCCACAGCAACAAATTACATTACCAACTTTGATTTCTTGAATCAGTATCTTCCTGATACATACGAGAAAGAATTCGAGCGTTATGGTAACAGAACAATTTCATCTTTCCTACGATTAGTAGGTGCAGAGATGCCTTCTAACTCAGACCTTATCAAATGGGCAGAGCAAGGAAGATTACATACTAAGTATGTAGACGTAGGTACAGCGGCATTAGTAAATGCTGACACCGCTACATTCCAAGTGAACGATAACCTTGCACCTGCAGGTTCAACAGCAGGAGCTTTAGGTACACCATCTATCGCTATCCGTGTAGGACAGACGGTTATGGTTGTTCAGAACGGAGGAACAGGTAGCAACAAAGGTATCGTAACAGCGGTTCCAACTGCAGACACTTTCACTGTAGCTTTCTATGAGGCAGGTGGTCTTGTAACAGCAGGAACAGGAGTAGGTAACGCAGACGTTTCTGTATTCATCTACGGTTCTGAGTTCAAGAAAGGAACAAACGGAATGCAAGGTTCCTTAGAGGCTGACGATTTAATCTTTGAGAACTCTCCAATTATCTTAAAAGATAAGTATGCAGTATCAGGTTCTGATATGGCACAGATTGGATGGATTGAGGTAACAACTGAGAACGGAGCAAACGGATACCTATGGTATATGAAGTCTGAGCACGAGACTCGTTTACGTTTCGATGACTACTTAGAGACTGCAATGATTGAGGCAGTCCCTGCAGAAGCAGCAGGTGGTGCAGTAGCAGCAGGTTTCAAAGGTTCAGAAGGTATCTTCTACTCAGTAGAGAACAGAGGTAACGTATGGTCAGGTGGTAACCCTGTAGCTTTGGCAGACTTTGATGCTATCATCTCACGTCTTGACAAGCAAGGTTCTATCGAGGAGAACGTTATCTTCCTAGACCGACAGTTTGGTTTTGACATTGACGATATGTTAGCAGCTCAAAACTCTTACGGAGCAGGTGGTACATCTTACGGATTGTTTGACAATGACGAAGAGATGGCGCTTAACTTAGGTTTCACAGGATTCCGTAGAGGTTATGACTTCTACAAGTCTGATTGGAAATACCTAAACGACCCAACAATGCGAGGTGGTTTACCAACAGGAGCAGGTTCAGGACGTGTAAACGGACTATTAGTTCCTGCAGGTTCAACTACTGTGTATGACCAAATCCTTGGAAAGAACGCTAAGCGTCCATTCCTACACGTTCGTTACAGAGCTTCAGAGACTGAAGACAGACGATACAAGACTTGGATTACAGGTTCAGCAGGAGGGGCACGTACTTCTGACTTAGATGCAATGGAGGTTAACTTCCTTTCTGAGCGAGCGGTATGTACCTTAGGGGCAAACAACTTCTTCTTATTCCAAGAGTAGGAACAGTTATAAAACCAAGAGGGGTGTCTTAGGGCACCCCTTTATTTTTTAAATTTTAAATTATATCAAATGAAAACAAAAGAAAAGTTCGTAAGCAAAAGTTATAGGCTTACAAGAGACGTAGCACCGCTAACGTTTATGTTACCATCACGTAACACAAGAAGATACCCACTATTATGGTTTGATGACGATAAAGGAATAAACAGACCTTTACGTTATGCCGTCAATCAAAAGACACCATTCGAAGATGAGCAGGACGGTAACGCTATCGTTGAGCCTATTATATTCGAGGATGGATTCTTACACGTATCAAAACAAAATCAGATTCTTCAGCAGTTCTTAAATCTACATCCTATGTATGGTAAATCATTCACAGAGATTAATGACGAGAAGGATGCGTCTGAAGATATTGAGGTATTAAACCTAGAGGTAGATGCATTGATAGAGGCACGTAGCCTTTCATTAGAGCAGCTTGAGAGTGTATGCTCTGTGTTGTTTGGTATTGATGTATCAAAGGTTTCTACCGCAGAGATGAAGAGAGATATTCTAGTTTATGCTAGAAACTATCCTGAGGATTTCTTAGATATCATCAACGACCCAATGTTAAAGCTTCAGGCTAAGGTTAACAAGTTCTTTGACAGTGGTCTACTTACATATAGAAAGAACCGTAAAGAGGTTTGGTATAGTACCCCAACAAATAAGAAGCGAATGCTTGTTGTTCCCTTTGGAGACGAGGGAGTATCTACAGTAGCTAGCTATCTTCAGACTGACGATGGCGTTGAGGCATTGAAGGTACTAGAGAAACTACTAGATTAATAATTAACTCTAAACTATGAAACGGAGGGCTTTTAAGGAGCCCTCTTTTTTTTTGCTTATCTTTGTGTAAAGAAGATAACGAATGATTAACTCAGTAAGAAATACAGTTCTATCTATACTGAACAAGAA